GAAAAATTCACAACATTTGACAGCACAAAAACTTCTGGCTCTTTTTAGGAGGGCAGGAAGGCATCAAAAGGTTACAATGACATTTACCAAGGAACCAGTGCTAAAAGGCTTTGAGAGAGGCTTAAATCTCGATGAGGGTGCATTTAGTGATTACAATAAGCTACAACAATTGATGGGTAGGCAGTCATTTAGTATTTGTAGGGATGTTGTGTGTTTTAATTTGAGTGCCAAGGACTGGGCAATAAAAAACCGCAGAAACGTCAAAGCCTCTGCGGAAGTGTTTAGAATTAGCCTCGATGATCTGGCTGATGCGTTTAAGGATCTAGGCCTCTAGTTTTTTACTGCGGACTTCATCATTCCATTTCAGTCTTTTGTCCATGTGAAACTGAACTTCATCCATTTCTCTTTCATGTTGTACAATTCTTTTATTTAAGAATTTCAAAATATTTAAATCTGGACTGGTTTTGTTTCTTTCAAGTTTAATTTTTGCATTACATGCATCCCTGTTTAGTATGTGCCATTTACGAACAATTACTAAATCATCCACTGATAGGACTAGTGAATCATTACTCATGTGAAGGCTACTAAAGCTGTGTATGCATAGACAAAAAGCAATGGAATGCATATGATGTTGATGATGTGTTCTAACATATTAACTCCTCTATAATATTACTTATAGGCATATAATAGGCATAATATAATTAAAATCAATCTTTTTTGTTGACATAGGGGGAATTTGAATGCAATTGTTTTTAAATAATGAATAATTGCCTAGTCATAGAAGTATTATTTATTTCCTTTAAAATATTTAAAAGGGTGTCTGAGTGAAAACAGATGCCCTTTTTTTATGGGTTAATATGAAAGTTAGTAACTGGGATAATGGATTGACTGCTGAACAGCAGGCAGTAATGGATGCTAAGTGGGAAGAGTTGTTAGCTAAAGTTAAGGTTGTAGATCCTAAGTTGTATAAAAAGATACAGGATGAAAGTCTGGAATACTTCCTGACTGATGATGATGTAACAGCAGGTATTGAGGATAATCAATATCAATTGAATTTATAGGTTTGTAAATGCCGAGATACAATGAAGAAAAATGGAATGAGTTCTTAAAAAGAATTGGTGATGGAAGAAGTGCTAACGATATTTGTAAGAACGATAAAGATATGCCTTCATGGAGAATTGTGTCCAAGAAACTGAATAATGATAGTGAGTTCGCAATAAAATATGCAACAGCAAAAGAGGTTTGTGCAGAAGTATACTTTGATAAGATAGTTGATGTAAGTATGGAATGTTTAAAAGGTAATGTGGAACCATTGCCTGCAAAGTTAGCTTCAGATAATTATAAGTGGATAGTCAGCAAGATGTTGCCTAAGAAATATGGCGATATGCAACGATTAGAGGTCGTTAAAGGTAGTACATATATTGATGCATTGAAGACAATTAACCTGATTGAAGATGACGAAATGGTACAAAAAGACACAACTGTAAGTAACGAATTACGTGTGAAAGAGGCAGAAGAAGAAGGAAAACATCTACTGAATTAGTAGGTCGTTACATCACTTACCTGACGATTATGCAGGTTAAGTCATTGATTTAATTACATTAAGTATTTGTGGTTGGTACAATGGTTGGTACAAATAGCAGGAATTTTTGAGATTTTGCTTTTGACCCCCCCTTGATCGGACACAGGGGGCAGATAGAAATATATATATATCCACTTACTGGATACTGAATTTTTTCCAGACCTTTCTTAGTTCTTGGCCTTTCTTGTAAAAGTATTTACCGCCATTAACTATTTCTGGTTCATCTTCGATATCGTATTCGCCTTCGAGGTAATCGATTGATGCTCTGTTTTCTATGTCATCCATGAAGTACCAGAATATGTCTTGGTCAATTAATGTTGTTTGTTTGATTTTCTTTTTTAGAAACTCATCTAGAAATTTTATATATCTTTGTCTTTGATCTTCATCTTTGAATGATCCTTCGACCTTAGATTCTTTGGTTATATTCCAGAAGTTATAAACTTCGTTATTGGTATATTTTGTTTTTGGGAATTTTATTGTAAATGGTATTTTATTCATAGTTTTAATCTCCTCATATTTTTTATTATACCACACTTTTAATGAAAAGTCAAGCCCCAATATAGGCTAAGTAATTGATATTACTGAGGAAATCGTGATTTTGGGGTCATATAGTATAGGTTCTGCAATGGGTTCTCTCCCCTACCATCGCAGGGGATAGGGTGGGAATGGATACAGCGACTGAAACATTATTGAAACTGCGGAATGATCCAGTTTTATTTGTTGAGAAGGTATTGAAGGCCACCCCTCAAAAGTGGCAAAAAGAGGCATTACTCGGCATAAAAAATAATGATAAGGTAGCGATAAGGTCAGGTCATGGAGTTGGCAAAACCGCTTTTCAGTCATGGTTGGTATTATGGTGGATGTTAACACATTATCCATGCAAGATAGCCATTACTGGAAACACTCAGCACCAATTGCAGGATGTTTTGTGGACTGAACTGGATAAGTGGTACAGGCAGTTACCAGAGGGTTTTAAGAACCAGTTAGATATTAAGGCTGACAAGATTGCCCTTCATGGGGCTAAAGACAGCTATGCTGTTTGTAGAGTTTCGAGACGTGAATCGCCAGAAAGTCTGCAGGGATTTCACTCGGAAAATATGCTTTTTATTTGTGAAGAGGCCTCTGGTATTCCAGACATAATATTTCAGGTAGCCGAGGGTAGTTTATCTACAGAAGGTGCCAAGGTTGTCATGTGTGGAAATCCAACAAGGTCAGATGGGTACTTCTACGAGGCCTTTCATGGGATGAAACACAGGTGGTTTACTATGAAGGTAAGCTGTCTGGAGAGTGAATTTGTATCCGAGCAGTTTTTGGAGGATATGCGTACCAAGTATTCTGAGGATAGTAATATCTGGAGGGTCAGGGTTGCAGGCGAGTTTCCAAACCAGTCTGATGATGTGTTATTGCCCATGCATTTACTGGAAACAGCGGTAACAAGGGATGTTGAGGCTTCCCCAAGTACACCAGTAGTTTGGGGTGTTGATGTTGCCAGATATGGTTCTGACAGGTCAGCTTTGGCCAAAAGAAGGGGTCAGGAGTTATTGGAGCCAATTAAGACTTATTCTGGCAAAGATATCATGGAAATGGCAGGTATTATTCTAACTGAGTATGAAGCGGTTAGGTATTCTGACAGGCCAGAAGCTATTTACATTGATGCTATTGGTATTGGTGCAGGTTTGGCTGACAGGTTGAAGGAGTTGGATTTACCTGCGGTATCAATTGCGGTTTCTGAAAGTGCCAGTTTAAGAGATAAGTTTGGCAGGTTAAGGGATGAATTGTTCTGGAATGCAAGGGAATGGTTTGAAGGCAGGGATGTAAAAATTCCGCAGGATGATGCCTTGATACAGGAGTTAACCAATATTCGTTATAAATACTTATCTACTGGGAAATTAAAGATTGAGAGCAAGGATGAAATGAAACGCAGGGGTCAGAGATCTCCTGACGTTGCGGATAGTTTTGTTTTAACATTTGCTGATCAGGGAGCCTTGGCATCTGGGTCATATGGCAGGTGGAATAGCAGGAAGGTATTTAAGCCTAATACGTCATGGATTATTTAGATGAGCAAGAAAGACCCACGATTAACCAAATTAGGTTTGGACAAGTATAATCAGGCCAAAAGGACACCGAATCATCCAACAAAAAGCCATGTAGTTGTTGCCAAGGATGGAGACAAGATTAAGACTATTAGGTTTGGTCAGCAGGGTGTAACTGGTGCAGGTAAAAATCCTAAGAGTAAAAAGGATAAGATGAGGCGGAAGTCTTACTATGCGAGGCATGGCAAGACGAATGATAAGTTAAGTGCAAAATATTGGTCGCATAAGGTAAAGTGGTAATGCAAAAGAATAATGTAACAGCACCATTTTATGCCCCAAATTTATCAACCAGTTTATTTCAAGAATATCCTAGTGTATTTCAAGACAAAACATTTGGAATGTTTAACAGGGCGGTAACACAGCCTTTTATAGATGCATTTGATTTACTGGGTAGAACTTATGAATTTGGAAAAAGAGGTGTAGCCACTGGCATTGGTTCTTTATCTAATAATCCAAGATTAACTAGGGATATTTATGGATTAATTACAGCAGGTGAATTTGCTACAGGCGGTAGTCCATTTGTATCTGGTTTGAATATGGGGTCTAAGGCCTCAAATATTCCAAGAAAAATTACGCAAAGGGATCTGGATTTAGTTGTAGATTTACCAACTGTAGGCAGTAAAGATTTTCCTGTAGATCAATTGGTTGGAAAAAAAATAACACCTTTTCCTGCTGATTTGATGAAGGGCGGTGGATTTTACAAGGGCATGGATGATGCACCTATAGAGCCAGTACCTTTGCAGGGTGGATCTGATTTTCCTTTGATGCGTAGTAGTGTTGATAAGAATCTGGCATTTGCAAATCTTGGTAAGGGTCAGGCAACACAGCAAACATCTAGAGGGGCTGATTATGCTGTAGTTACAGCTATGAACCCTCAAACAGCAGGTAAATTGCCTTCTCAGGTATCAAATAAGAATATGAGAAGGATATTAGGATTACAAACCAGATCATTTATTGATCAGGGTTATATTAGGCCAGATGATGTTGTAAAACTGGATAATTTGGTTAGATCTATAGGGCAAACCAAAAAGGGTGCAGAAAAATTAAAAGATTTTGTGGGCTTTCAGTCTCCTGATCTAGTTAAATATTTAGATAGTCTGGATTTTGAAACTGCAAATAATTTTGCACAGGCATTGAATACAAGAAGAGCAAGAGATCTTGGAACACCCAATATTAACAGGATTATACAGCAAACAATAAATCCTGCCGAGGCAGGCACTAATCCAATGGATAGTTTGATATTATTGGAATTGCAGAAAGGTGCAAATCCTGTAAAAACGACTGATATTGGTGGTGTACCGCATTTAAGTTATGATTATGCTGTTTTAGGTAGGCCAGTAGCAAAATTTGAGGTTCCAGTACCTGCGGAAACAATTTTCCCAGATTTTTTTAGTGCAAGAAGGGCAAAAGGTACTCCTGTAAAGTCAGATGCTAGGGCATTTACAATGTCTAATGTTACACAGGATATAACACCAGAAATTGCTGAAGGTATGGCAACTAAAAGAATTGGTAGCATAAACTCGGCTCGTCATGCACAGCTTATGACTGATACTGTAAACTCTAACTGGAGATCTACACTGACCCCAGTTAATCAAGGCGGTTTAAAGCCAATTGAAATAGTTGATGGATTTGAGGACAACATACTTTCTGAGAGTTTAAGCAAGTATAGTTTAAAGGAAATACAGCAGGGTGCAAAAGATGGATCACTGGTGTTTTATGGCCTTGGTGATGCTAATACAAGCGGTAAAGTATATTTTGGACTGAAAAAGAATACTGACTATGAAGCAGACTATGGATTTACGCATCCAGAGTTAACAAAAAATGAAACTGCTATAGTTGGTGTAATGAACAATGAATTTGGTTATGCCTCCAAAGGTGTATCGGTTCCCAGTTCTGTCTTGAAGGGAATTGAAAATGGTGCTACAGTCCTCGATGCATATGCTGTAAGATCAAAAGACTATCCAGAAGGATTTTTACCAAGTTATTATGCAGAATTTGGTTTTAAGAAACTTGGAAATGTAAAATTTGATCCTAAATATGTAAGAGAGCCAGAATTTGGTGGTAGTGAGCAAAAATACCGCAGGTTGTTGGCACAATGGAGAACGCAAGGTTGGAATGAAAAATTTGGATTTCCTGATCTTGTAATTATGAAATGGCAAGGTTTAAATGCAGTCAGAAGAAATGCTACACGAAGATTTCTCGAGGAAGGTTCTCAAGGTTTTAGGAATAGGATTACTAAACGAACTGTCGGAACAGCAAGAAATCTCTCTGGACAATCAACTACAGGATCTGTTGGAAGAAAACAACAATCAGGTGGACAAGGTAACACCAGATTCGATCAAGGGCAGGTACAAACTGGTAACAGAACACCTGTATCCGAAGGATTTCGTAGAAACATCCAATCGCTTACAGGGGCAACCCCAGAACAATTAAGGTCGTATGGCCTCCTGACATAATGTTAAATGTCAAAACCAGACTTGGTTGGGATGAGGCCAAGGGTATCACTGTTATTGCTGATCAGGATATTAAGCAAGGTGATTACGTTACTGTATTTGACCCAGACTATGACTTGATTTTTGAAAAAACATATATTGATCATATGCCAGAGGCACAGAAACATTATGTGCAGAATATGACATATGAATATGAATTTGGTGTTGGGTATAGATATATCCTGCCTTTTGGACATGAGCCATACATGAACCATGATCCAAACCCAAATGTGGATGAATATGGTAGGGCATCAAGGCCTATAAAAAGTGGAGAAGAGTTAACCTGTGATTATATACTTATGGATAGCAGATGTGTGGTGGGGTCTGAACCTTGGCTAATTTAGTTTGTAACCTGCCTGCGACACAGGTTTATGTAAGAAGAGAATATTTAAGAGATCATTCAGATGGTCATGGTGAGTTTGTAAAAGGTGTTTGGGTATCAGCCAAATCACTGGCAGGAAGAGCCTTTTATTTTGAGACATATTTACCAGAATATGGGGCATTGTTTGACAAGCTACCTATCTCGGCATTTGTAACAGAACCAAAAACACCTGATCCAGATCTGGACTTGCCTAACTTACAGTTTTGGAATTGTATGGATTATGGAGTTATTGCCATACACAAACAGTTTATTGGCTCTATGGATGTTGAGGTATACACCAGAAACAATGGATTAATGAGGGGCTATTATGTGGCCACCTTGGATAATTATCATATCAATTCAGATGAGGTTGACTGGTCTACAAGTGAACAGCCATCCGAGCATAAAAGCCATAATTTAATTGAATTGGAAAATGGGCAATATGGCCTGTATCCAAATAATAGAATGAGATTGTACGATAATTCACTAACACCGCAGGAACCCAAACAACCAGATTTCAAAGTATCTACAGAATATTATCAGGTTGAAAATGGAAATGACTGGGGCAGGCTTGGTGATACTGATGAGTATTTCTGGGAGACACCAGAAGAAAAGAAAAAGAAGAAATAATGTTAGTTATCAAGACCTATCGCAGGCCTGTTAAAGATGTACCAATTTTAGAAATGAAATTGTGTGATGGCTGTGTAACACCGAAAATGTGCAGGAAGTCATCTGAATGTGAAGTCAGGTCTGATCTAGAAAAAGAAAAACAATTTATTATAGAGAAGATACATGGCAGTAAAAAAGAAAAAATCATCAGCAAAAAAAACAAAAGCAATACCAACAAATCCAAAATTATACGCACAGGTAAAGGCAGAAACAAAACGTAAATTTGATGTTTATCCATCAGCTTATGCCAATGGCTATCTGGTTAGAACCTATAAGAAAAGAGGCGGTAAATACAAGACTGGTAAGGCATAATGGCCAAACCAAAAAAAGGACTTACTAGTTGGTTCAAGAAAGAAAAATGGGTCGATATCTCAGCCCCTAAAAAAGGTGGTGGGTTTGAGAAGTGTGGCAGAAAAAAGGCTGTGGGTAGCAAAAGGGGTTATCCAAAATGTGTGCCGACTGCCAAGGCAAATAGAATGTCAAAGTCACAGATTAAATCGGCTGTTACCAGAAAAAGAGCCAATCCCAAAGGCAAAGTCAAAACAATTTTGAAAAAGGGTAAGAAATGAAAAAAAAGACAATGAAAAAGACCAATGGTCTTACTCCGAAACAGAAAACTTTACCCAAGAAGTTGCAACAGGCAATCTTGAAGAATAAGAAGAAAAAATAATGCCTAAAATGGAACAGGATGAATTAAGATCTATTATTAGTTCTGAAATTCAGCAGGCACAAAATTATTTTGAAACCGAGTATGCATCGGACAGAATGAAGGCTATTGATTATTACCTTGGTGAGCCATTGGGTAATGAAAGAGATGGATTTAGTTCTGTAGTCAGTCATGATTTTGCTGATGTTGTTGAGACATTGATGCCATCATTAATGCGTATCTTTACATCATCAGATAAATTTGTCAGATATGCCCCTAGAACCGCAGAGGATCAGGAAAGAGCAGACCAATTAACTGATTATGTCAATTACATTATCAACAATGACAATGATGGTTACAGGGTCATACACACCTTTATAAAGGATAGTCTTTTATTCAAATTAGGTGTTATTAAGTTTGGTTGGGATGAAAGTTATGAGGTTCAAGAGGCCGAGTATGAT